ACATACAGATTGTATGCTATGGGCAAGTAAGAGAAGTTACAAGTGGTTGTTATCACGATTACAAGCTGCTGAAACTACAGGTGGTAAAGCAATATTTGAAATGGTATATCTTAACAAAGCATTTGCAGAAGGTATAGCTATGTTTGATGTAGAAGAAGTAGATCAATGCAGAGATGTCAATAGAGTTATAGGAAAAATACCAGCAGGTTGTCATTTAGTAGCAGGATTAGACCCTGCATCAACAGGTTATCAAGCTGCGTTTTTATGGGCTGTAAATACTGAAACAGGCAAAATGTATATGATAGATATAGAAAACGAACAGGGTGGTGGAATTATACAGGCAAAAGAAACAATAAAGAATTGGTATGAAAAATATAATCTTGCACATTGGGTTATAGAAGAAAATGGATTTCAGAGAGCAATTAGACAAGACAAAGATTTAAAAGAGTATTGTGCAAGAATGGGTATTTACTTAGAAGGACATCAGACACAGAAAAACAAATTTGATCCTATCTTTGGTGTAGGAAGTATGAGAGAATTGTTTAAAGAACAATTAATTTCTTTACCTTATGGTAGTGCAGAAAGCGAAACTAAGAGTAATATATATCGTAGGCAACTAATTTATTTTTCTACAGGTGCTAGTAAGCAATCTGGCAGAAACAACAAGAGTGATGTTGTTATGGCAAGTTGGTTTCCTATGCGTGTAATTAGGAGATTACAGAAGGAACGACTAGCAGAAGTAGGATTAGATTATACACCTAGTTTTGGAGAATGGAATTTAAGCGATATAAACGATATACCTTGGAGATAGAATGACACCTGAAGAAATACAATATCAAATTACACAGTTGCACTATGACAACCAAAGTGCTTATTCCACTAGAGGTCGTATTCGTGCAATTATGAATGGTGGACCTGATGGTATTCTTGCATTACTAGGCGACCAATTACAAGGTTTTGAAGATTTCCAAATACCTGTACCTAACTTAATGATGTCAGGTTTGGAGCATTTATCACAAAAGATAGGTCGTATTCCTAACTTAAAAGTAGATATACCTAATGGTAAAGATTCAGAGAGAGCAAAACAGAAAGCAGAAAAGATTGCTCGTATAGTTACTGCGTATGATGATACACAAAAACTAGAAATGCAAATGCCACAAGTAGGTAGATGGCTACCTGGTTATGGTTTTGCAGTATGGGTAATTAGAGAAAAGAAAGGACCTGATGGTACACCTTATCCTTGTGCAGAACTTCGTGATCCATACAACTGTTTTCCTGGTTACTTCGGTGCTGACCAACAACCAAAAGAAATGGCTATTGTTCGTAGAGTACCTAAAGAGGCTCTAGCAAGAACTTATCCTAAATCAGCAGAAAAAATTATGGCTAAAGATGGATATGAAACTAACACATTAGGTATAGGTAATGCTTATGCTTCTGCTTACACAGATTCTTACAATGGCTCTTGGGCAAATTCAAATGGCGAAGGTGATTTAGTAGCAGAATATTACAACGAAGAAGGTACATACATATTTCATATGACTTCTGCAACTATTCTTGACTTCATACCAAACCCACTAGATAGTGGACCTGCTTTTGTTATTGCAAAGAAATTTGCTTTTGACAGAATGCAAGGACAGTATGACCAAATCATAGGACTTATGGCTTCTATGGCAAAGATTAATGTGATGTCAATAATAGCTATGGAAGATGCAGTCTTTACAGAAACAAACATATCTGGTGAGATAGAATCAGGACAGTATCGTAAAGGTAGATTTGCTGTAAACTATTTAGCTCCAGGTACACAAGTAAGTAAACCTGCATCTAATGTTCCTTATCAAATATTTCAACAAATAGACAGAATAGAACGACAACTTCGTGTAGGTGGTTCTTATCCTGTATCTGATGATTCACAAAGTCCACTTAGTTTTGCAACAGGTAGAGGATTAGAAGAACTAGGTGCATCTATGTCGCTTATGATTAGAGAATATCATACAGTTATGGCTGATGCTATAGAGATGATTGATTCTAAGAGATTAGAGTGGGATCAAAAAATGTATGGTGGCAAGAGTAAAGAACTATCAGGATATTATCAAAACACATTTTTTAATGAAACATATGACCCAAACAAAGATATTAATGGTGCATATAAGACACGCAGAGTGTATGGTGCTATGGCTGGTTATGATGAGCCACAAAAAATAGTAACAGGGCTGCAACTACTACAGGCAGGTATCATAGACACACAGACTTTGCAAGAAAACCTAGATGGTTTAGACAACCTTGTTAGAGTTAATGAAAGAATAACAAAAGAAAAAGCAGAAAAAGTATTGTTTGATTCTTTGTTAGCACAGGCACAACAGGGCGACCCTAAAGCAACTATGGCTGTTATACAGATAAGAAAGAACCCTGATGATATGCAAAGTATCTTAGATAAATTTTATACAGCAGCACAACCTGAAATACCACAAGCAGAACAAGATTTGCTTGGGGGTGCGACCTTACCACCACAAGGTCCACCACCAGGCATAGCACAATTACTACAAGGTATGGGTGGATAATGTCATTTAACGGAGATTTTGCAGATATAGTACACAACTCACTTGGTGATGTAGATGAAGTTGGAGATGATATATTGCTTGAAGCAGAAACATTACAACCAAGAATGTTTAGAGATCAAATGCCACCTTTAGCTTTCCCTTTTGGCTATATGATTATAAGTTCTACTTTTATGTTTTATGATGATGAGGAGCAAGATGGCAACGAGGAGTTCTAGTAACAAAGGTACTGACAAAAGATCATTAAATGTTCCACCACCAGCAAGAAATACACAAGATAACACACAAGCTGTTAGAAGAATGCCTGATGTTGCATATGGTGAACAACAAGCATTAACAGAACAACAAAAAGCTGCACCACTTCCAAAAGATACTTTGCCACAAGCACAACCTATGCGTAGGCGTATGCCAGAAGTAGATGTGTTTGCACAGACACAAAGACCAAGTGAACCTGTTACATCAGGATTACCATTTGGTGCTGGTCCAGGTGCAGAAGAACCTTTAGAAAATACAAACGATATAATTTATGAGATGTATCGCTTAACAGGTGATAGCTATTTACTTAACCTTATTGATCAATGAACACATATGGTATTTATGATGAGGACTTGTATGATGACAGCCAAGTTGTTCAGGCAAAAAGAAAATATAATAGACAAGTATCTGTAACACAAGAACAGGCAGATTATGCCTCAAATCTTGTTACACAATATCCAAACCTATCTCCATCTGTTGTAGTTGGTTTAACTAAATTAGGTTTAGATGTTAATGACCCTAAAGTACAAGAAATATTATTAAAAGATTATTTTGCAAAACAAGAACCTAACAACACACTTAAACAATCATTGTGGGAAAAAACAAAAGAAAAAATTAAAGAACCATTTAGATATGCTTTTGCTGGATTTCAAGCTGCTTGGGAAGGTGGAGCACCAAGACTTGTTAGATACCTAGAAGCAAGACAACAAGGTCAATCACACGAAGAAGCTAGAAAAAATACATACACAGGACTAGGTGCTGCGTTACTAAAAGATGGATTTGGTGCAGAGTTAGGCACAGGCATACTTCCTGGTATTACAGATATAGAAGAAACTGATGAATACAAAAACCTAATTAGTAATGGTACTGATCCACAGAAAGCTAGAGAGTATGTGTTAAACAATGTTCTTGACCAAAATGTATATCAACTTGCACGACAGAGAGCAGAACAAGGTGTACAGTTTGTTGGAGAACGAGCAGAAAAATTTAAAGAAGCAGGACTAGATCCAACAGTTACTATTGGTAGATATTTCTTTAAACCTTTTGATAAAATTGTAGAGCCAGGCACAGAAGCATATAACATTATTACAGGTGTTATAGATGCAGCAGCCCAGTTGTTTTTAGACCCTACTGCTATTGCAACATTAGGTGTAAGTAAAGTTCGTAAAGGAAAGCAAGTATTTACAACAATAGATGAAATAAAAAGTTTTGAACAAGCAGGATTAGTTAAAGGTGTTAGAAAAACATTACTTGGTCCTACTACACAAAAATTTTTAGCAAGTAATAATGGTAGAAAATTTAAAGAGTTTTTATGGGAAAACGCAGATAATCCTAGTGAAATAATATCTCGTACAAGAGAAGGTATAAAAAGTCATAGTTTTTTAAATGAATTAAATAATCTTAAAAAAGCAAATCCTGGTTCTTTTGATGAAGTAGGTAATAGTTTAGTTACTAATTTATTAGATGATGCAACATTACTTGAAGTAACAAAAGGATATGTTCCTAAAAAAATAAAACAAGGAAACATACTTACAAAAGCTATGGAAAAAGCATATGGTCCACGCATAGTCGTATCTGATAAAGATAGTGCTATGGTGCAACTTAATCGTTTTATAAGTCTTGCAAGTAAAAATGTAGATACAAGAAAAGAGTTTTTGACAAAAGCTATGGTTGCATTAGATGAAAAAGATTCTGTTACTGCTGTAAATAACTTGTTAGTAGATACTTTAGAAAACACAATGCGTGTAGAACTTACTGATGTATTAAAACCAAAACCAGGTAGTAGAACGCAAAAATGGATAGATGATGCAACAAGAGTTATGGCAAGTTATTCTGATGAAGGAAAAGAAGCAAAAGATGTTTTAGGTAAATACAATCAAGATAGTTCAGGAGTTGCATTACCAATAAATGATTTGATAAAAAAAGAATATGGTATAGAAGCAAATTTTTTAGTTAGACCAACAGTTACAACTCAATTAGCACAAGAAATATATTTACCAAATCCACGTGATGTTGTAAAAGCTACAAAAATATTAAACAGTAAATTAGGATCATATGGAGCTAATATTATTGACAATTTACCAAGAGATGTAACTACTAGATTTTTAGATAATTATTACAGCACTATATGGAAACCACTTGTATTGCTTAGACCTGCTTGGACAACAAGAGTAATTTTAGAAGAACAGTTGCGTTTGATTACGGCAGGTGTAGCAACAGGAATAAATCACCCTTTATCTTTTATTGCAAGTATGTTTAAAAAAGAAAAAGGTTTCTTTTATCCTGAAGTAGGACTACTTGGATCTTTTGAAAATAACGCAGCTATGACAGATGCTCTTGCTTCACAAGTAGGAAGTCTAAAATCATTAAGGAGAAAATGGGGTAAAACAAGTCAATGGATTACTTTTGATAAAGTAGCTAATCGTAGTGAATGGGGTCAGTCAGCATTTAGAAATGTTATGCAATTATATTTTGACCCAGTAAGTAAAAGGTTAGCAAAAATACAAATGATAGATGACACAGCAGAAAAAGCAACAGCATTAAAAGCGTTTAAAAATGAAGTATTTGATAAAACATCTCCACTAAATAATCAAATACAAAAACTTACAGCATCTAAAAGCCACCCATTTTATGGTGCTGGATTAGATAGAGGATTAACAGATGAATTTATAGATTACATAAACGCTAATTTAGCTGCTACTGCTGGTGGTGTAGTAGAAGCAAATAAAGCTACTAAAGCTGCTAATTGGATTAAACAAGATGGTGATAAAAGATTATTAGATTTTATTGGTAGTGAAGATGCAAGATTTCTTAAAAAAGAATTTGATAATTTAACAGATATAGATAAAGCAAAGTATTGGGCTGGTGAACTAGATACAGAAAGTTACAATGCAATATCTGAAAGATTAGTAAAAAATCAAAAAAATGTAATTAAAGATTTTCTTAATGAATTTGATGATGTTTTACCAACAAGTGTAAGAGGAGAAATGCAAATTACAGCAGGTATTGAACAAAAATATAATGCAGTTGTAGATAAATTATTTAATAGCTTGATGGCTGTGCCTACTAATAAACTTTCCAGAGCACCTGCTTTTAAATCTTTTTACTGGCAAAGTGTTGCACAAAATGCAAAGTTTGCAACTGATGATGTTTTACAAGCAATTATTAAACAAGCAAATGAAGCAGGTTTAGCAAAAGGACCAAAAGAATTACAAAAACTTTACAAACAAATAACAAGTGCAAAAGGTAATGCAGAGGGAATTACAGATATAAAATTATTTGACCAAATAGCTTCTGCTGATGCTTTAGGTAAAACAAAAGATTTACTTTATGACATAACAACTAAATCAAGATTAGGTAATGCAACAAGATCAATATTTCCTTTTGGTGAAGCATATGTAGAAATATTTTCTACTTGGGCAAGGTTGATAAATGCAGAAACAGGCAGACCTTTACGTAGAGTACAACAAGTTATAGAAGCAGGTAGAAAACCAAATCCTGTATTTGATGAAACAGGACAAAAAGGTTTCTTTTATAAAAACCCTAAAAATGGACAAGAAGTATTTGGTTATCCTGGTGAAGGATTATTACAAAAATGGTATTTTAAAGATTTAGAAGAAGGTGGCGTAAATGTTAATATGCCTGTGTATCTTAGTTCTGTAAACATAGCAGCTAATGTAATACCTGGTTTTGGTCCTGTTATACAAATACCAGCAGCATATTTTAATTCAAGAGGATCAGCGTTTCTTAAAGAAGAAGGATTTTTACAAACATTAATATTCGGTGATTTTGCACCACCAAAAATTGGATCATTAGCAGACTTGCGTAGAACAGCAATACCTACTCCATCTTGGCTTACAAAATTTTCTAGGGCATTTGTACAAGAAAGTGATGAAGCTAAACGACAATATGCAAATACAACTATTGATGTTTATAAAGCTATGTTATATGCAGGACTTGCTAATGATAGTAACCCTGAAGCAGCACAAATATCATTAGACCAAGCATCAGAGTATGCAAAGAAAATAATGTTAATTAGAGGTATATCACAGTTGCTAGGTCCTTCTGGTATTGCAACACCAGAGTATGAATTGACAGATGAAAATGGAAAACTGTATTTATTTGAACAGTTAGCAGATGAATACAGAAATATTAAGACAGCAGTTGGTGGAGATGATAGCGAAGCTACTGCAATATTTATAGAGAGATTTGGTTTAGACCCTGTTGCTTTAGTTACTTCTAAATCACAAAGTATTAAGAAAAGACCTATGACAGTTGATGGTGCTAACTGGGCTAGAGAAAACAAAGAGTTATATGAAAAGTTTGATAACACAGCTTGGTATCTAAATCCTGTAGATGAATCAGAGTTTTCATATGATGCTTATTACAATGCTTTAATTAATGGCGATTTACAACCAAGAACAGCAGAAGAATGGTTAAGAGCTAAAAATAAATTACTTGGTTCTGTAGAGTACGAAAACTTTTTGCGTAAATACGAACTGCATAACAGAAGTGATAATGTAGCTTCTACAGCTAAAGCAAACAAACAAAAAGAGTTAATGTCTAAATACTGGGGATATGGTAGAGCAATACCACAATCTATGAATAAACCAGAAAATGAAGAAATAATTGAAGAACTTTATACTTGGATTGATCCTGTAACTTATGAAGTAGCAGATGAAATAAAAGAATACGATACTGCTGTTGCTTGGGCTGTATATGCTAAAGAAAGAGATAGAATAATAAAGAGGAGTGTAGAACTAGGATTTAGCGAAGAAGGTTGGAAACGAAGTAAATCTTTGTTACCATTTAGAACACATCTTAGAGGTGTAGCTGACAAATTAATTTTGCGTTATCCAGAGTTTGAAGCTATGTATAGAGATATACTAGAAGTAGAGTTAAGAGAAGAATATCAAGACTTGGCATTAATAGAAAGTTTAGGCAAATGACAGTAGAACAGTTTATTGACAGATTAAAAAAAATATTAGATACAGTTAATAACGAACAAATAGAAGGTCAAAATCAATTATTGTTATCTGAAGATGATGAGATACTTCTTAGAGGTGAAACTACTGTAGAAAATGCAATACTTAGAGCTAAGACTTTAAATCCTGCAATAGGTGTTTATGCTGACTTTGCAGCAAATCCTGAACAAAACATAGGAGATTTTGCAACAACAGATGCTAGTTTTGCAGCAGCAGAAGCATCAGTAATGTCAGGTTTTGGTGTAGGTCCTAGTTATTTAGGTGTTACAAGTGAGTATGTACCACCACAAGGTGGAACTGATTTCTATACAGAAGAAGATAATATAACTTTATTTGCTGGTAAATCAACAGAAGAAATAGCAGGAATACAGGCAGATTTAGTAAATGCTAATTTATTAGAACTAGGTGCTTTTAGACCTGGTGATTGGGATTTACAAACACAAAGAGCTTTTGCTGTAATACTTGCTAGAGCAAATAGATTAGGTGTTACACCAGAACAAAAAGCAAATGGTTCTAGGTGGAAAGAAGTATTAATTGATTACTCTCAAAATCCAACAACAGTTGTAAAACCTGAAGCAGTATATTTACCACCTGATTATGATGCAGTTACACAACAAGTAAAAGGATTATTTAGACAACAACTAAATCGTGATCCAAAAGCATATGAAATGAAATTATTAGGTGATGTGCTTATGGCAGAATCACAAAAAGCATTTGAATTACAAAAACAATTACAAGAAGATTTAGATGTAGATGTTACACAAGAACAATTATTTGCAGGAAGTTATGGTAATCACATAACACCACAAGTAGAGCCAGGGGTAACAGAAGTATCTCCAACAGCAGCATTATATGAAAAGTTTGATAATATTACAGCAAAAGAACAAGAAAGGTTAGGTGCGAATCGTGATATTCAAGCCACTAATCGTATCATTCTTAATAGCATCACAGGTGCTCCAAGGTAGTATTATGGAAAATGATATGAACAATGATAGCAACCCAGCATTAATAGATATATATTTAAAAGCATTAAAAATGCAAGAAAGTTCTGGTAATTATCAAGCAAAACACGAATCATCAACAATTACAGATATTGTAACTGGTAAACCTATTAGAGTTCAAGCATTAGGTGCGTATGGAATACTAGATATAAATTGGTATGGAACTGAAACGCAAGAATCTTGGGCAGAACAAGCAGGATATGAAGGTGCAGATATAAATGATCCTAAAGCACAAGATGCAGTTGCTAAATATAAAGTACAAGAATTTTTTAATAAATTTGGTTCTTGGGACGCTGTATCAGTTGCTTGGTTTGCAGGTGATGGAACGGCAAAGGATTTAGTAGAAACAGGAACTATAGATTATTCTAAAGCAGATGTTAATGGTGTAGATATTAAAGAATATGTAGATGAAATGAATATTAAAATTGGCGAAGAACTTATGAAAATGGAAGTACCAATGGAAACATTTACTTTACCTTCAACTGTTAAAGGTCCACCAACTCCACCAGTTATAGCTAAACAAAAAGATATGCAAAGAGTATTTGCTGCACAAGTATTAGATGCTATGACTAAAGCAAATGCTGGTGGTATACGACCAAGTTTTGAATCACAAGTTCCAGCACAAGCAGGAGATTTTGCTGATAATGTTGTAAAAACACAAGTCTTAAGAGGAGATATTGGTCAAGATCCAGTACAAGAGGTTAATCAATACGCACAAACTGTAGAACAGGCATTTCAACAATACTTAGATGCAATAAACAATGGCTAGTTATTACTGTAATTTTTGTGGTTACGATAGTGAATTAGATGATGATAGTTATTGTGAATGCAGGTGTCATATTATTAAAAGGGGAATAGAGTGAGTTTAGAAGAATTTATAGAAGCACAACAAGCACTAGATGGTTTAATTAAACATTTGTCTAATAAATATACAGAAAAATTTGAAAAATTAAATTTGTTTGGGAAAGAATTTATTGCAGATGACGCAACTTTTAGTGCTTTAGATGACATAGATTTTGATGACAGACATTTATTATTTCCTGAAGAATTTTTAAAACCTGGTCCAGGTAGTCCTGTTCCTGATTTGTGGGTAGATGATTATAAAGTTGTATATGACATAGATGTAAGAGATGTAAGTCAAGTATTAAGAGAAGATTTAAGATTGCTTGTTACATTAGTTACAGAAGATGTTTTTATAGGCGATACAGATGTGTTAGAAAAAACTATTGTTAAAGGTTTTAGAATAGACATTGTAGATTCTCAATCAGCAGCAGGTACTATTACAGGATTTGGTTATACCAGAACTACAGATAAACCTATGCTAGTTATTGAAATGAATCCAATATTAGGTCCAGAAGATAATTTTCTTTTACAACAAGGAAATTTTCTTGCAAATCCATATATAGAAGAATTTTATCCACAAAATAGAAGTACAAGACTCGATGTATTAAAAGGCGAAATACCTTTAATTAATACACAAGAAGGTAACTATGAAAAGAAAATTGATATGCTTAAATTTCACACTACTGAAAATCCTTCTATAGGTCACAAACAAAAAGCCGATATGTTAAAAATGTTAGAAATATCTAAAAACGAAGAATTGTCTTTTGCAGCAGACCTACCAACACCAAATCAAATAGATCGTGCAACAAATTTAATTGATATTGAAGATACACCTGAAGGTGTAGCATCAGATATAGTACCAGATGACATATCTAATATAGACACACCTACAAATGTAGTAGATGATGCTAGTGAAATAGAATTTATAGAACAAGCAGAAAAAGAAAAAATATTTATTGCAAGTGAAGATTTGCCTATTGATGAAGATGTCCTTAAACAACAAGTTGGTGCAAGACAATTAGGTTATGGAGATGATGAACTTAAAATTATAGAAGGCACAGCATTCAAAGAAATTATGGACGATATGGACGCTAAAGGTATTAATAATTCAAATGTAGATATATATAGTTATATACCTGAAAGTGAAAGATTAACTCCTTATTTAATATTTATGGAAGATGTTAGAAACAGATGGTACACAGATGATTTTGTAGAGTATTTAGTTAAAGTTTCAGCAGGAGGTGCTTTTGAAAATATAACTCCTAATAATTTACCTTTTTCTCCTGCTGCACAAATACACGAACACGCATTAAACATTTCTTTTAGGAGAGGTCCAAAACAATTTGATGATATGTTTGATGTTGTACTAGATGTTGATAAACAATTTATTGAATTAAGTCCTGAACGAATAAAAATAAAATATATAAATAATATATTTCCTGGTGGCAGTTACAAGGCATCTTTAGAAGATAGTACAAGAAGGTGGTTTGAAAATTTAGGAATGACACCTGAAGGCAAATGGTTGCCAGAAATTCAACAACAAATAAATGACAAAATAGCATTTGATGACATTGTAAAAAACATAGACACACCTACAAATGAAGTAGATGACACACCTGGTGGTTCTCTGGGTGCAGCTAAGTTAAACGATCCATTAGTCTTTGACAGTTGGGTAGATAACTTAGGTAGAACAACTGCAAGTTTTGTAGATAACTTACCTTTAGAAACTGTTGTTAAAAATCGTGTTAAAAATTTAATTACTACAAAAATAAAACAATTAAAAAAACCTGGTAGTTTACTTGTAAAATCAGTAGATGCTTGGGAATTTGGAGTAATAGGATTAATG